GCTCTAGGCGCCTTCTTGGTACCCCTTGCCCTTACGGACAAAGGCTCTCCCAAATTTTTGAAATTTGGCAAGAAGTGGTAGTTTAACGTGTTACTTAGCACAGTTCCACTACTATCCTAATCCTAGAAGATTAGGGGCACGATAACGTACCCTTACTCTTTCAGAGGTTTCTATTCCATAGAAGCCTCGTCGGGGTTTAACCCAAGGATCAGGAAGCATTCCACCGCTTGCGGTGAAAAAGAGAGAAGTTTTTCTCTCCAGGTCACGATTGGTAGAAGCATAACCGCTTACCTTTGTAGGTACGGCTTTCTCTACCTTTCGTTGGAATTTCTGTGCTGCCCTCCTTATGGAAGGAGCATGGTGGTCAGAATATTCCATGGGAGCTCTAAAATAGAACTCCACAGACCTTAAACTACCGACAGCTGCCCGATAAGCATCGGATATATGTATCCGGCTTAAAGCACTGTCGTCCACACCGCAACTGGACAAAAGACCTTCTTCAGTAAACTCCTTGTATTCTACATGGCGGCTGAAGACTTCTTTTAACCAGCCCTCAGAAGCTTTCCTCAACAAACTTGTTTGGGAATGGCCTACTGGGGAGAGGCCGAGGCCCGAGATCAGTGACTCTAAAGACGCTTGACTCAGGGTTCTCAGCCAATTGCTGTGATGGGTTAGCGACACCTTTGGCTTGATCGGAATATCTATTCCGCCATAACCAATAGGAGCCGCTATAGGTATGCCCAACCTGAAGGCTAAAGCCCAACTATACCAATAAGGTGAAGTTCGGTAGAGGAATTTCATAACTCGTTCATTAGGACGAGATGGATCCCTCCCAAGGGAGGTGGCTTGGGTATCCCAAGTCACATGGCCCTTGGAGCCTCCAGGAGGAGCAACCAAGACGGAGAGTGGCAAGAAAGGGATGGGAAACCCATGATTCAAATGAATCTCCCCGATCAAGCCTAAGGAGCGATGCCAAAAAGTTTTCTTTTCGGATATCACTGCTCCTATATCGTTTAGTTTTGAACGGTATAGGTCTCTCCGCCGGGAATGCCAACGGGGTATAAGGGCGTCATCGCCCCTTCCCGCCAGTTTGGCATCCCCTCTACGTAATCCTTTGTACGTACGCTGACGCTCCTTTGGAGAATAAGGGTACACCTTGAGTGTTTCCTCTGCACAATACAGAGTAACCAACATCAAGGGGGGAAAAGATGTGGGATCTCCCATCATCTGACCCGTACTAGTCATTACGCCTTCCCTCCCCACGAGGTATGCCAACCAATCATTATAACTATCTAAAATGATTTTGGCATGACCTAATGGGTTATCCCTGACGTTCGGTACAAACCGATCGTCAAGGAGAGGGGCTCGCGGGTAAAATGCGAGGAGCTCTTCCGGGCAAAAAGCTGACGGCGGAACTTTTTCCGTAATGATCAGCTTTGGCCCGAAGAGTTTGTGAAACCATTTCCTGTATTTTTGTAACACAGGATACCGGTTTGCAAGCTCCTCGTATATACTTTGAGTCAGCCATTGAGCATGAAGATCGGTGGCGGCAGTACAATCTTGGGATTCCCAAGGTCCTGCCTCTCCACGCATATCAATGCCTTCATTCGGACTCAAAGCCTCGCAAAACCGAGGATCACGGACCATTATTTGGTCTATGACCCTTCGGAGGACTTGTTGAACAAGGTTAACAGCGGTTAAAGAACACGTTGGAAACCTAGTCTTCAGTCCTTTCTCTTCCGCAGATATAGGCAGAATGGGAGTAAACGGAATGGTATCCATTACGTGCTCTACACCAATTTGCAAATACTGCTGAAGAAATTTCCCCGTCCCTGGTAAATCACGTTCAAGTTGATCCCAGGGTGCATGGAACAACCCAACTGGGTCTTCATGTGGCTTCAGCTGAGAATCAGGATGAAGCGCATCAGAAAGTAGTTCCAAGTAGGCACCGGTGTCATCATTGTCCGCGACCAATAATTGGCCGGGGTGAGGGCACGCGAAGCCACGGGTTTTCTTCAAGGCATAACCCAACAAAACCAAATGTTGGACACCTGTCACATGACCACCTTTTGCCCTAGGATAACCTAGAGCAGCATTAGAGCTGGGCATTGTGTACAGGTCTTGATCTTGGATGGGCTTTGAAGCCCACCGATCAAAGTATGACTTGAGAAATGGCTTCCAAGACAAAGGTTCCTCAGGGGGTTGTGAGGTCAAACGATCTAACAAACCCTGAAGTCCCGAAGGATCTGGAGGCGCCGGTGGGAGTGCCCTTGCAACATAAGACATCTTTATTGCAATTCGCCTCTCATCGGTAATCAGAAGTCTGCCCATTGGTTTCGGGCCGCCAAATGCCCATGCTCTACAAGCATGTGCAGCGTCCTTTAACCTTTGAGCTGCTTCTAGTGGATGGTATACAAGTTGTGACTTGAAACGTTCCACCCCTTGCAGTTTTCTGCTATTGAGGGTGGTCGACAAGTTATACTTTTTCAAATACCACGCCCGTTCTTGTTGGTATCCAGCAAGAAGGGCATCCCACGTCGCTCTCATAAACTCCAAGACCTCTAGGTTTCGACGAAAGCGTCGCACCATACGGTCTTTTGGGTCAAGTCGCGCAACCGCAATGCGGATGTCTTCTGCCCAAAGAGCATAATACTCGTGGAGAGAGAGATTGGGATCCCTGGGATGGGGGGGGAAAATGTCCATAAGGGCTTTTCCACCCCCGCTCAGTGTTCCTTCAACAAACCGAAAGAAGCGGCATAATGCCATAACTTCTACGGGATATGTTAAAAGTGGACGAAGGCGCCCATGGAGGGATAACCCTTCATGGGAACGATAGTACCAAGATAACTTGGGTACTGTGTTGCCAAAGTCCAACACTAAGTGTG